CTGCACGTCGTTGGGTCATGGCACAAGTGGCACGTCGTTAGCCACCGTTGGTATAAAAAAAGAGGCCCGAAGGCCCCTTAGGTTAGCGTCTGTAGTATGCGTCAGCGTCTACATATGCAGAGATGTCAGTCGATTGGTCGATAGATTCGAGTGAGTCGTCCATGTCCATGACCATAAGGGTGATGAGACCCACCATGATGTCCGATGGATTTTCTTTGGCGTACTGAATGGATCTGTCGACGGCTAGTGATCCGGCTTCTTTGTACTTGGCGACGTCTTCGTCGGATAGATACTTGGTCTTGAGTGCCAGTGCTTTGGCTTTAAGATTAGCGATCATGATTAGGATTCTCCTTCTGCTGCGAGTCTTCCGGTTCGGGGTGTGATGCTCCATAGTGAGAACGGTGTCTCGTCGGAACATATGAAGAGGTGTTCTTCCCACTTGTTCTTGACGCAGATGTAGTTGTCGGGGATGACAAGGTCTTCGGCGTACATGGCTTCACGCATGTAGTAGTGGTTAGCGAGTGTGAAACCAATTGCGGTTCCGATCATGAAGAGTCCAAGAATGGTTGAAATGGTTGATTTACTGATCATCGTTTAGGTCTCCTATAAGTGATGATGATGCAAGGGCCATGCCAAAAGCCCATCCTGCTAAGGATGGGCTAACTGACTTAGAACGGTATTTCGTCCCAGTCGGGGTTGGGTTCAGGATGTTGTTCGCCGTCCACCATTGGATAGTTGTAGGCAGAGGGAGGATCTGACTCAGTTAGTCGGCACAGTTCCTCGAAGTCGCTGTTCCTACGGTTACGCTGGTACTCGGCTTCGTAATGCTCCTTCTGCATTTCCTCTACCTGTTCGATCCAACGAGCCTCCATTAGCGCCTCCGCCACTTCGCGCTCGCGTTCTTCATCCGTCAGGTCGTTCCACCACTCTTCCTGAGCTTTTTCTAGGTCCACGTCACATCTCCTTTTGTTAATGACACCAACACAACCGACTCCCGACGAGTGAGCGAGGAGGGGGGTACCAGATCCAAGGTTCCAAACATCTAATGCGAAACAAGGTTCCAATGTGCGAATCGGGGGATGGGGTACGACGGTTGGGGAACAGGGAGATGATGGCTCAGCGATTCAGAAAAGATTTTTCAAATTTTTTTTCTAAGAAAAATGGCCACCGTGCCCACCTGAATCCAAATTTCTTATTTTTATGTGTCCCAGCTAATTACTTTAAGTGTAAAAGTACCGGCCACGGTGGCCACATAAGTCGCTTGTGCATGATTAGTACACCTTGTACGATCCGCACATGACAAAGGTGAGAATGATGTCCATCAAGGGCTTGGATCACTGCATTGTAGGTGTGGGCTTCTCTGCGTCTGGCGATGAAGTCCTAGTTTACGATGGCCGAGAAGTTGAGAAACACGTCTCGGTCACGTCGATACTGGCGAAAGTGCAGGCAGCAGGCCAACAGGATAACTCACCGCTATTCGTATTTTTCGACGAGGATGTTCGTGGAGAAGTCATCGACGCAATCAGAGAGCCTGAACACTATCACTGACGTCACTGAGTTTGAGTCCCATATGCCTTATATGGGTTTAAACATTGGTGATCTCACTGTGCAGCAAGAAAAGCTCGTCATGTTGGTACTCAGTGGTATGACCATCGCCGCCGCAGGTCGCGGAGCGGGGTATGCCAGTTCGACTGCGGTATATGACGCTCTCAAGCGCCCCCGTGTAAAACAAGCGATGGAATACTTTCGTGAGCAGATGCGTGAGGACGTCAAGTTCACCCGCGCCAATGCTCATGTCATGTACATGGATGCGTACACTGCATCGGCCACAGCTACCGAGATGAAGAACACGGTAGACAGTCTGGTCAAGTTACACGGTCTGACCGCCCCAGAGAACGCAACTCAGGTGAACATCAACATAGATGCCACGCCCAAGCAGTTGGAGCGTATGTCAGATGAAGAGTTGTTGAAGATTGCAGGTAAGGACACCGCGTATCTGGAACCTAGTTCTGATGGCTAGTTTGCCCTCCATGCAGGAGTACATGTCTTTCGTGAATCAATACCACCGAGACACGGTGCGACAGAAAAAAGCCGCTCGTTTGGAAGATGGCCGCGTGATGACGGTGAATGCTAAGGGCGTGCAGCACAAGGGCATGATTTACACGGTTCCTGGATATGACCGAGACACCGGCAAAGAGCTTAGTGATGAAGAGGCATATAAAAAGTACTTGCCTGATATTGAAGCGGGTCGAGTGAAAGGTATCCCATCTGGTAAAGCGGGTGTCGATCCAAAGTCAGGTGTTCACTTTGCGAACCTATACGCTCGAGAAAATCATAAAAATGTAAAGGCAAGCCCCGCAGCCGTTGGTTTTAATTTCTATAAACCTTCGTTGAGTGACGCGCCAAGATGAATGACGTCCCAATGCAGGAGTGTAAGCGGTGCAAGAACTTGCATCCCGAGACTTTGTATTCAGGGCGTGACGGATTTTGTGTGTACTGCAAGGCAGATGAGGTCGAAGCGATCCCAGCTGCCGCACCACCAGTAGAAGAAGAGCAGGTTGCTCAGTCTGTAGAGGAGAAAGCGAAAGCAGAGTTAGCGCTCCGGTTTCTGACACGCAGGCGATTGCTGCCATTTGTTGAGCGCTTTAGCCCCGATTACCAAGCAGGGTGGGTGCATAAAGATGTCTGTAGACGGCTTGAAGAGTTCAGTAAGAAAGTTGTGGCAAAAGAGTCGCCTCGACTCATGCTTTTCTTACCTCCGCGACACGGTAAGTCAACTTTGGCAAGCATTGCGTTTCCGGCTTGGCACCTTGGCCGCAACCCACAACATGAGTTTATCTCGTGCTCTTACTCAGGTTCGCTTGCTTTGGGATTCAGTCGAAAAGTTCGTGGACTCCTTAGAGAGCCGAGCTACAAGACGGCTTTCCAAACCCGTCTTGATCCCGAGTCACAGTCTGCGGAGGCTTGGCTTACTACTAACGGCGGTGGCTTCGTTGCTGCTGGTGTTGGTGGTGGTATCACAGGTAAAGGTGCTCATGTTCTCGTAATCGATGATCCAGTAAAGAACCGTGAAGATGCTGAAAGCTCGAATAATAGGGACGCAAATTGGGATTGGTATACGTCAACGGCTTACACCCGCTTGGCTCCAGGAGGCGGTGTCTTGGTCATTCTTACTCGTTGGCATGATGATGATCTCGCAGGCCGCTTATTAAAGGCGACGGGTGACGGCGGTGATGACTGGGAAGTGGTGCGGTATCCGGCGATAGCCGAAGACGATGAAGAGTTTCGTAGTGCCGGTGAGCCACTGCACCCAGAGCGCTATGACTTTGCGTCCCTTGAGCGTATCCGACGAGCAGTTGGGCCACGGGATTGGTCGGCGCTGTATCAGCAGAATCCGGTTGCCGATGACGGCGACTACTTTACTCGGCAGATGATCCAGTACTACGAGCCTGAAGAAGTGGACTTGGATGAGATGCGTTATTACTGCGCATGGGACTTGGCGATTGGAAAGAATGACCGTAACGACTATTCAGTCGGGATGGTGATCGGTGTCAACGATGCGGACGAGTTGTTCATTGTTGATGTGGTGCGGGGCCGGTTTGACGGCTTCGAGATTGTTGAACGGATTCTGGATCTCTATGAAGAGTGGAAACCGTCGATGATTGGCATAGAGAAGGGTCACATTGAGATGGCCCTTGGCCCGTTCTTGGAGAAACGTATCCGAGAGCGCGGGTTGTACGAGGCATACATAAAGGACTTAAAGACAGGACGTCGGGATAAAGAGGCACGAGCGCGTGCCATTCAGGGTCGTATGCAACAGGGCATGGTGTATTTCCCACGCGATGCCATTTTTTCTGGGCCGCTGGTAGCAGAGATGCTGCGTTTTCCAAACGGGTTACACGATGACCAAGTGGACGCGCTGGCATGGCTGGGTCTGATGATGACCGAGTTCGCTTCCTATCAGGCTCCTGTCTACAAAGAACCTTCTTGGCGTGATCGGCTCGACTACCTGACAGCTACGCCCAAATCTAAATCAGCAATGAGTGCCTAGCTATGGCCCACCATAAAGAAATGAAGAACCTGACTCCGTCTGAAGAGATGGAGATTGCCAGCACACAGTATGACCGCTATGTGCGTGCGCGTGACAACGGTCACCTTGAATACATCAACATGGCGAAAAAGTGTGATGCGTTCTATCAGGGTGAGCAGTGGGATCTGTCTGACGTATCGATGTTGGATTCGGAAGGCCGTCCAGCGCTGACGATCAACACGATTCTGCCGACGATCAACACGGTATTGGGCGAGCACCC